GGTGAAGAGTTGTCGGCTTATGGCGAGACAGGCGCCGGTGATGGCGTCAACGTCGGCGAGTTTTTCAGCCCAGTTGGTGTTGAGGTTCCATGCTTCGAGTCCTGGTGGGCGGGTGAAGTCGACGGCTATTCCCGCTGATTGGATTGTGCAGTCTGGGTAAATAAGTTTAGGTCCGACAATCCCAATGTCTGGTTCCTCGAGGTGTCGGGTGATGGAGGTCCAGTTGGGGTGGACGATGGTGTCGTTGTTGAGGAAGATGAGATGGTCGGCGGTGGCGTGGCGTGCGCCGATGTTGCAGGCGGTCGCGAAGCCTGTGTTGATTTTCAGTGAGTGGGTGGCGAGGCGTTCACTGCCGTCGGTGGATCCGTTGTCGATAACAATGATTTCGTCGACTGGGTCGTGGCGTTGGATTGAGGCGAGACAGTTTTGGGTTAGTTCGATTCGGTTGTGGGTGGGGATAATGACGGCGATGGTCATGAGGTTGGGGCCGGATCGTAGATGAGACCGTTTTCTTCACAAAGTTTCCGCCATGTGGCCCAAAGCATGGCGTCATCATATTCGCCGAGTTGCCGCCAGTGCGCCCCGAAGGTGGGGTGGAGGTTGGTGGCCTGGTAGGCGGCTAGTCCGTTTCGGGCTTTGGTGACGAGCTGTTCAAAGGAGCGGTATTGGTAGTGGCGGTAGTTGAGGGCTTGGGCGTGAAGGCCGGGATGGTTGAAGATGAAGTGGTTTCCGAAGTCGATGTGGATGTCGGGGTGGTAGCGGAACGCGACTTTGCCCATTTTCTGTGGGGTGAGCCGGCGATGGGTGATTCGTCGGAATGGTGAAGTTTCGGTGGGGTCATCATCGTCGCTGACGATGTGGTCCCAGCCTGTGGCGGTAATAATGTCGGCGGTGGCTTTGCTGAAGAACTCGGCGAGGGTTCCGCCGGTCCAGTAGAAGTATTCGTCGGCGTCGAATGGGAGGATCCATTCGGCGTCGAAGTCGGCGGCTGCCATGTGGGCTAGGTCCGTCATTTTCTTGTCTTGGTAGTAGCCGGGTTCGTCGTCTTGGATGACTGTGACTTTGCCGGTGCTGGCGAAGGCTGCAAGTTTCCAGCCGGTTTCGTCGACGGAAAGGTTGTCGGCGACGATGATGTGGTCGACGCCTTGGTCGAGTAAATGTTGGATGGTCCAGTCGATGATGTCTTCTTCATCGCGAACCATAGTGACAGCAACCACGCTCATTTGATTCTCCTGGCTGGTACGCCAACCCATGTGGAGTTGGGTGGAATGTTTTGTCGGGGTAGGACCACTGTTCCGGCGCCGATGGTTGCTCGGGGGCCGATTTCGGCGAGGTTGGAGATGACTGCTCCGGCTCCAATTTGGGCGCCAGCGCCGATGGTGACATGACCACAAATGGTGGCTCCTGGTCCGATGGTGACGAAGTCGCCGATTTGCGCGCGTGTAATGAAGACGTTTCCGTTGATATGGCTGTGTCGCCCTACACGGGTTTTAGGGCCGATAGTGGTGTGTGCGCCTATTACGACACCAGGGAAGGCCTGTAGGGTCGAATGAACGGCTGCTGAGGGGTGGATGGCGGTGGCCGCTCCGTTTGGTCTGTCTAAGGCCTCGCGGATTCGGCTGTTGTTGTGGCCGATGAGGTAACGGTCATACAACTCGAGGTCGAGGCAGGGGCCGAGAATGTCGGGGCCGTCGATTTCGTCGTCCAAATATCCGGCGAAGGGTTGGCCGGAGTCTTTCAAGATGGCAGCGATGTCTTGACCATGCCCACCAGCACAAAGAATGACCACTGGACTCATAGCTGATAGTTCCGTGAACGTCGGATCCCGATGTGAATAGTTTTTGGGTCGTCGCCCAGTTCGCCGAGATAACCGAAACGCCAGTCATCCGCCAGAAGCTTGGCGGTCAGTTCCGCCTCTAACCCTGCCCGGTAGTTGCGTGCGACACCTATGGGGTACAGGCAAGGGTTGAATGTGAAGAGATGGGACTGTTGGACGAATCCGTACTTTTGCTTGAAACGCTCAGGTTCAATTGAGTAAATACCGCCGGCCTGCTGTTCCTGAGGCGACCACGGCTGGCGAAGCAAAGCAACCTGGGCGAGTTCCGGTTCATATTCCAGAAGTTCAATCATCAACTCAACGTCGACCACGTCTGGGAAGATGAAGTCGTCTTCGAGGTGGAAGACATAGTCGATGTCTTCGTCTAAAGCGTCCCAGCCGGATTGGATGGCACCGGCCAAACCTCGCCTCGGAAGGTTCTTGACAAACTCGAAGCCATCCGGACAGAAACCTTTTTCTCCGCCGGAATCGTCGACAATGATTCTTTGATGCCACGGCCAGTCAAGAGCTACAGCAGCGGACTCAAGGGTGCGTTGCAGATAATCCCAACGGCCATCAGTGATGACCATCAACGCCAGTTTCGGGGTCATTGAACCTGCACCCCATGTCTGGCCCAGCGTCGCATGAAAGCGGCCTTGTCTTTGGCGAGTTGCTGCTGCATGGCTGGGTCTTCCCAGTTGCCAGTCTTCGAGCCTCCGTCGATGTGTTCCACTGTCGTTTCGGTTGCCATGCCATACCAGGCGCCGGCCATGTCAATGGACAGGACAAGGTCGTTGTCGCCGAACCACCATTTGCAGTCTTCAGGGAAACGCCAGCCTTCTTGGAACCATTCCGACTTCACCATGAAAGCGAAGCCGGCGAGGCCGCCGGTTCCGTCATAACGATCAGCACAGATTCCGTGGAGTTGGACAACTGTTTCCACTGTTTCCCGGCCGTCATAGTTCGGACAAATCGCCACCATCTGATGGTCGGAACGTAACCCTGCCGCCATTGTCGAAATGAACTTGTCGCCGATGATGATGTCGTTGTTGAGGAAAGCGATGTTGCATTTGTGGTGCCGATTCATGGCCCATGTCGCCCCGACATTCCACATTTCGTGGATACCCATTCCTTCACAATCCATCACCTTGGCGAAAGTTTGAGACCCCAACCATTTCACAGTCTCAGGATTGGAGCCGTTGTCGAGGACAAGGATGCCGTCGTGTTCGCCCTGGTCGTGGAGTTGGCGTAGCAGTGCCTTCGTCATTTTCAGATTGTCTTTGACAGGCACTAGAACGAAGTTTTTTGTGGGGACCAGTTCGGGTGGTACTTGCGGCCAGAAGTCTCGGGTGGTGAGCGTCCGCTTTTTGATGTGGCCGACCTCGATGGTGGTGTCGACAGTGCAGGCAAATCCGACCGCCTGCGCGCGCAGGCTGAACACATAGTCTTCGCCCATGATGTCGTGGATTTCTTCACCGGTTTCTGGGTCGGTGTAGTCCCACTGAACGTATTTGAACCAGGGCTGAGCGTCTTTCGGGTTGGCGTCCCAAATCTTTTGGAGGACTGTTCGATGCAGTAGGACACATCCGGAGCCGACAGCACCCACCTGCCAATGCTGCTGGGGTGGGATTGTCTGATATTCGCGTGGTGTGGGCGGATCTAATGTTTCGAAGCCGATGCAGGCCGGAACGATTCGGTGATGAGGGTTCCATTTTTCGGCCATGATGAGCGCCGAAAGGATCGGCCGTTCAATTGGGTCGGCGGATTCGAGCATGACGTCGACGAGGTCGAAGCGGAAACGCTGGTCGGTGTCGATAAACAGCAGCCACTCAGCGTCACCCTCGAGGAAGGTTCGGACGACAGAGTTTCTCTGTTGAGGAAGGTTTGTTCCGGCTTGGGCGATCATCCAGCCGGCGTGGTCTAAATGGCCGTCGCTTTTGTGATCCCAAGATTTCAAGGCGAGAAGGGAGAATACGAAGTCGGGTTCGAAGCCACCATAGATGATTCCGATGGCGACTTTGCCTTGCTTTGCCACTGTGGCTCCTTGTCGGGGTGTCGGGGTGTCGGGGATATCGGGGGAATATCGGGGAGGCGTGGACCGAACCTCCCAGCCCCGACGCTGGGAGGTTCGGTTCACTTCTTGTCAGACGATCAGACCTTCAGCACCTTGAAGGCGTTTGAGGTGATGACGTCTGCACCGGTACGCCAGAAGGCGAAGAATCCGGCTTGACCAGTTGGGCGCTGAGAGGTACCCATGATCATGGGCTGGTACATAACCTCGACACCGATGCGGTCGACGATTTTGTAGCCGGTTCCGAAATCGCCCAGAACAAGGACGAAGTCGTTGGAGCCGGAAACAATGGTCGTGTCCATTGCCTCGTTCTGGTAGGTGTTGTATCCGATGAGCTGAGCCGGAAGGCCGCCACCGAAATCAGACCAGAAGTTGGTGCGGGAATCGGTCACGCTGCGAAGCTGATTGTAAGTCGCCTTCGCTGCAAGGAATGAAGCGTTGCGACGGAAACGTGAGCCAAGAGCATTGTCGAGGGCGTAGGCGTCAGCGGCGACAAGGTCTGCTGCTCCTGCTGCACCCGACGTGCCGCTGACAACTGGGCCAGAGCCGGAAAGGCGGGTGATCAGGCCGTAAGGCTGACCTACGCCATTGCCACTGATGTATGACGTCTCTTCGAGACGATCCTTGGCGTCGGCGATGAGTTCGGCGACCTGGTTGAAACCAGAGTCGGCAAGGAACTCGTATGAGCCGAACAGGAAAGCAGCAGCCTTGTGAACCGAAATGGTCGGACCACCAAAGGTCGGAGTCGCGTCGGCGGCTTCGGAGCCTTCTGTGAGCCATTCAGCGGTGACGCCTGCTGACGTAACGCCATCCCACTGGTCAGTCGTAATCGACGTGACATCTGCAAGTTGACGGACAGCATTGGCGGAACCGGCGTTCGTGAGAACGATGGTCGGATCAAGGAACTGAGGGACGAGGACGCCACCATTGGCTGCTGTAAGCGACATTGCTGCGCGTGCTTCAGCCTTGCCAAGAATGCGAGGCATTCCAGCAGCAGGGTTCTCAATGTATTCTTCGAACGCCTGGAGGTATTCCGGCGAAGAGGTGCGAACGATGTGGCGGGCCACAACATCAGCATCATGCTTCGAACGGCGCTCGAGGAGCTGCGTTGCATTCTCACGGGCTTCGTCAGAAACGAAGGACGGAAGATGCTTTTCGATGACGTCAAGCGCACGGCCTCGGAGTTCCGAACCACCATCGGTGGCGAGAGTTCCGTGATCGAATGCGTCGCGTGAAGTGTGAGTGTTGACGTTGATGGAGGTCATTGCTCCGTCTCCTGTTTCTTTGGCGGCTGGTGCAAAGTCGGCAATGCGAGCCTTACGCTCTTCGAGGGCGACAAGTTCGGCCTCGGTTGCGCGTACAAACTCGACGCCTGCTTCCCATGAAGCCTGTTCGTCTAGGTCAAATGAACGCTCTTCAGCGTCTGAGTGCATTTCGCGAAGGGCGGCTTTGACATAGTCAACGCCTTCGCGGAGGTTCTTTTCGTCCATTAGAGGACTCCTTCGATTTCGCGCAACTGATGGCTGCGCTGAATGGGTGTGAGGCCGGAGTGCTGTGGCGAGTCCGGCGAAAGTTCGGCGAGCCTCTCCGAAGTGCCATCACTGGCGGGTTCGGGTTGGGTGCCGAGAACAAGTGCCCTAGCGATCGCAAGACGATCATCTTGTGGCAGTGAGAACAATGGTGACAGATCAGCAGAGCGAACGCCAACACTTGTCGATTCGTATGCGGGAAAGACTACCGGTCCAAGCTCCAAGAGTTTGACTTCCTCGAGGGTTCGGACTGGCATATCGCCAGATTCGTCGACACTGTCGCGAACTACTTGGAAGCGGAAGGACATTCCGTCGATGGCGCCGGAGGCGATGGCGTCGCGTACTGGTTGGATCAGCCAGTTGTCGGCCAGTCGTGCTTCGACATACAAACCATGCTCGTCTTCACGGAGTTTGGTGATCTGTCCGAGTGGCATGGATCCGAGGAGAGGATGGCGGCCGTGTTCGAATTGGAGGACAGGCATTTTGGCGTTGATTGAGCGTTTGAAAGCTCCTGGGCGGATTCGCTCTTCGAAGCGGCCTTCATAGTTGTCGATCATGGTGGAACGGTTGAAGACAGCGGCGTAACCGGTGAGGGTCAAACCGTCTTCCGTGTCCTGTGCCGACCTAACTTCGAAAGGGACGTCACGGTAAAGATCCGAGCGTGTTTCGGTGGAACGTGCTGATTCCATTTCGATCATGGATTCTTCCTGACTCATTTGGATTGGGGTTTCATCCATGTCGGACCTTTCGTTATTCACTGGTTCATTATGCATTCTGCGTTCCGTCTGTTGGCGCTTGGAGCTGCACAGAGAAGACGCCTGTGTGTTGCAGGACTGTCGAGTCGCCTGTGGTGATGAACTTGGTGACTGTCGAAGGTTCGAAACCGGCTTCGACAAGCTGCCGCATAGAAGATGCTTGGGTGGCTCGGATGTCGGCTTCGTCTTTGCGGTCTTCCTGAAGGAACATGATTTGGGATTGGTCGTAAGAAAGTTCCGCTGGCGTCCCAACCGGTAAAGCCAAGATCCGTTCCATTGACGCGCACAAGTTTTGGGCGGTAGGTGTGAACCAGGCGTCAGACCACATTCGACGGGTTTGAGAATAGTTGCCGGCGTTGAGAGCCGAACCGGCCAAACCTTCCGAAATGCCGAGAACAGTCGCTGGGACTCTCGAACGGAGAGCGATACGGGTTTCGTCAACACCCTGAGTGTTTTTGAGATCCAACTGTTGCAGGTTGGAACCGGCGACAGTGACATCGGCGCCTCCACCAAGGACGAGGGTTTTGTAGGCGTTGGCGGAACCTTCGTGGCGTTGGTTGATAACGCCAGCCATGTCGGTTGCTTGCTGCTGGGTGGTGTGTGGGTCGAGGGTGACGATGAGTTGCGGGGTTGC